TCGGCTATTACTTCCTTTTGTGCCTGAGAAAGGAATTTCATTACTTTTAAGCCATTTATGTCTAATGTAGTTATGTTTTTAACTTTTTACGCATGGAAGAGAAAAAAGTAAACGATCCAAAGAAGAAGAATCCTCTGCAAAAACTAAAGGAGGGCTTGGAAGATAAAGAAGAACAACTGCAAGTCTTGTCTACATTTGTGCGTTTGGGAGTTGTCGTTTGGAGTGGATTTATTCTGACTCTTAATTATGTAACTATCCCAGGATTAGGTGAACAGGAACGCATAGATCCGACTTTTATTGCATCTGTTTTCACTGGTGCGCTGGCGAGTTTTGGACTTGAGACAGCAAAAAAGAGAGGTGATGGAACGTATAAAGCTGACGAAGAAAAGAAGAAAGCAGAAGCAGCAGGAGGATTTGCTAATGGAGTTCCTTACACAATCGTTAGGGTTGAAACTCCTATAAAGCTTATTCCTGAGAAACCAAGAGTTGATCCTATCTCTGGCAAGGAAGTCGATCCACAGACAGGCAAACTAACGTGAAGGCTGCAATAGAAACCGTTAAAAATATTATTTCTCCGGAACAAAACTGGAGTAAGTTTTTAATGAAGATCGTGGGCCTATCTGCTATTTCAGCAATAGGTCTAATAGGCTTCAAAGCTTATACAGAATCACAGGAAGTTGATGATGGAGGCGATAAAGAAATCAGCGTCTTATTTGAAGAGAAACCAAATAAGAAACTAGAGGTAGAAGCTCTCTTAAACAGCATCCCTACAAAGAACAGAGATATAAGTTCTGTTTGGTTATATGACTGGCCTGACGCTAGAAACATTGTTCCTATTTCTAACTTTCCTAGAACTTCAGTCGATCCAGTGCCTACTGGTTATTGGATGAAAGGAGATGAGCAAGTAATAGGGAACTTTGTATTAGCTCAATGCACCAAGCTAGATAGGGCATTTATTAATGTTGCCTGTCCAATTATGGGTAAAGAAGATGCTTGGGGAGTCTTAGTTGTCACCTACGACCAAGGGCCAGTAGATAAAATAGCTAATGTAATGGCAAAGAAGATCAGCGAAACATTGTATTTGCTGCCTGACTAATTTATGAAACACTTTCTCTTCCTGCTTTTATTAGCAGCTCCAGCACAAGCTGATATTTCAATCAAACACACAGCTTCAACAAGCTTGAAAGTTGACGGAGCAGCAGTCCAAGCGATACGAGTCCCAAGCACCTATGCGGTGTCAGGCTCAAATATGAAAGTGACTACTGGAGAACACTTCGGAAAATTAACAGCAGGTTCGGCTTCAGCAGCAGCAACACTTGATGTTGGTGTGTACGAAATGAATACTTCGGGCAGTGCATATTCGTTCTCTGAGAGCTGGCTTCAAGGTGACGCTATACCTGCGATAGGAAGTGGTGTGGATGTCTCCGCAGGAGTGGTGGCTGACATGCCTGCTTTTGGTAATACGGTAGTTACTTCTGGAGGTGTAGCTGGAAACCTTGCTGGTACGGTTACTTCTGCTGGAATTGCAACAACAGTCGCTGGAGGCGCAGGCACAACTGGGGTCGCTCAGACGAGTTCAGAAATTACCGTTAGATGATGCTTAATGGGTAAAATATATAAGTTATTACTGCTCATATCCTTTGCAGGGACTAGCGTTTCTGCTGTTCCCGTCGTCCCCACATTCTCAACTGGTACTCTTAACAGCAGACAAGAAACTAAAACTGTAGTAACCGAATCTATAACATCAGTTGATTATCGATCAGGGTATGAATATGTTGTTTCTGGTCATAATATCGAACCACTAAATACAAATAATATTTCACCTAACGCTGTATTAAATGCACCTCAAACCGTTGATAACATCACCTTTACATGGACATCAGTAGATGTAACACCAGCAAACAAGCCCGATTGGGGAATCAAAACTGCTGGCAACGCTTTTTCATTCACAGAATCACTAGCCCAACCTGGCCTTTCAAATGTAACAACAATAAACCGAACCACTACAACAGACTCTATCGTGGAGTCGGTATCTGTCTTTACTCAATAACATTTAGTCAACCAGTATTTGCAAACTCAACGACTATAGCCTCTCCATCTGCAACGTCCCAAGGTTCTGTAATCAATCAAGGTATTCAGGTTCAATCGGGGAGCTTTATGTTTCAAGAAGTAGGTGATGGAATCCGTTGCAGTGGAACGACTCTTACAATTAATCCTTTCATCTCTAAAGTGAATACTTGGAAAGATCCGTTTGAACCTTATTACCAAGAAAATGTATATGACGATAGTACAGATGATGACGGTAATTTAGTAAATCCTGGTGGAGTTTTATATACAAAACCAATCAGGACAGGACAAGCTGAAAATAATTTAAGTTTTAACTATGGCATTACAGCTACGATTGCCGTTCCACTAGATAGACGCATGACTAATAACTGCGTAGCTGCAATGAATACACGTATTCAATATTTAGAACAAGCATACAAAGCTAAGAAGTTAGATTATGCTTTAGGACGTTTAAAAGTATGTGCAGAACAATTGAAGCTAGGGGTTGTCTATGCAAAAGATAGCCCTAGCTATGTTGTCTGTGAAGATGTAAGGCTTGTGAATCCTCCTAATACATTGACAGATCACACTCACAGTATTGAAGTTACTTCCGAGAATCTTTCTGCTCCTTTCTCCTTTCAGCGAGGGACTTTACAGGAGGTTTCTTCCCCCGAATAGCTAACAGCTTCTTAGTAATCTTCTTAGAAAAACTTTTGACTTGTCCTTTAAGTTGCTTCTGGACAAACTTAGCTATCGGCTGACCAATAACAGTTACACCAACGACTGACGTAATAGCAATAGCAGATGTATTTATTAAAACAGTAGGTTGTGGAGCGTAATTACCTGCAATATCTAATGGACTTAAACCTTCCCATACCGTTTCACATTTGCCTGTAAGTTCATCTCTTTTCCATCCTTTAATTCTTGCAAGTCCTCCTTTACCTAATGAACCAACGGGAGTTTTAGCAAGTGTGTCTAACGGTGGGCAAGGCAAAACATCTGCAATAAACTGTCCATCAATATTTGAAATATTAAAATCTTGTTGCCCTACATTGGTATCTCCCTTCTCGTCATTTTCGCTATTCTCTTCTTCCACTTCCTTTCTCTTATTCCCTTTTGAATTGATTTTGGGAACAGGTGGAACTAATTTTGGCTCGTCTGCTTTTACAGGCCCAACAGCAGATAGTCCGTCCCAATCAACCGCCATGCTTTCAAGTGTTGGTACGTTTCCATCACATACATAGAAATTTCCAGCAGGATCTGAAGTTACTAAATTCTTATTTTTCAACGTCCTAGCCCTTACACAGCCAGGCATTTGGATGACTGGGAAACCTATGTTGTTAGGTAATACAGCTTTAGGTGTAGGAATTATTGTTGTATCTATTGAAGCTTCAGGTATCTCCCTAACAGAAATATCTTCTATTTCCATTTAGCAATTATTCCATTGACCTGCAAGATTACTTGCGGCCTCACCTGCTTGCTTTCTAGCCTGACCAAAGAAGATTCCTGCGAGAACGGGGCCAACGATAGGTACGCCCATAATGGCTGGCGTAACTTGAACTGAAGTAGCGTCAGCAATCATCATTCCGTTCGAGCGACCCTGTGCCTGTTTTTCTATACATGCAATCTGATCTGCTGTAAGTGTTCCATTTTCTCCCTTAGGAAAAATTGCAAATTGAGCAACAGATTCTTTATGAATATGCTTAGTTTTTATTCCGCCATTAAATGTAGGAGATTCAGAGCTTTCATAGGCCAACATCGTCTTAGGATCGTGTTGACGGCTGGCAAAACTCCATTCTTCTGCACCATCAGCTTTCGTTTCGCTCCTGATTTGAAGGCTGCTATAGGGAGTATTAGAAAGTTTGGCTATATCAGGGATACCAGAATCTTTACGAGCCAAAAGGTTAAGGCTCATAAAGTTCGTAGCAATCAAACCACCGCCTAAAACTAAAGAAGTTAGGCCATTAAATGACTTGAATTGAATCATTTAGCAAACGGATTAACAGAGCCAGTTGATGATGGAACGCTTGGTATCTTTGGCATGGCTCCTTGAACAAGAGAAGGTAATTGCTTTTGTACTTCACTCATTATGGATTCTGTAATCTTGCCACGTTGAAAGTAAGCCAACGTACCAACAGATACAGCCAAACCAAGTAAGGCTGTATTTATGTAAGTAAGGGTTTTGATCATGCAGGGCAAGCCTCGCTATCACTAGCATTATCTGGATTAGCGGCGGTTTCTGCTAAAGCAGCTAATTCCTGATTTATTTTTACAGCTCTTTCAGTGCTTTCTTTAAATCTGTTTTGAAGATCTGCTTGAATCTGTCTCTCCTGAACTATTTCTTTTCCAAGTTCTTCAAGACGTTGTAAAGAGTCCGACATAAAAATAATACATTGCCTTTAAATTATAAACCTACTGTCTAGCTCTAACTTGTTCGGCCAATACTAGCATTAAGTACTATGGCTTTTACAAATCAATTTCAACCCCGTGAATATAAGAATTGGTGGTATCTGCTTTGATAACATCACCAGCACAGAACCAACAAGGGTCAATCCAACTGTTATTTGTACTGCCACCTCTTGGCATCCCTATTACCTGTATGTCATTAACCATTAATGTCCCATAGGTCGCGTAAACATAGAGAATACGCCCTTCTGGTACTGTATATATTACCTTGCCATAGGCCGCCTTCATGTGGATGCTAGTAGGAGAACCGCCTGGGTGTAATGCTCCTTTTGAGGCTGTTGTTAATGCCATAATTACGTAGTTAAAATTCCTTTTGTTGTGGCAGAGACTGTACCCCACGCAGCAGATCCTACTGTTGCATCAGCAACTAATTCCATTGCTCCGGTGTAAGCAGTAGAACTATTATAGCGAGTTACCATCGCACTATAATTAAGATCGGGGATAGCATCCAAATTAAAATAGTAGAAAGAATCGCTTGCATTAGTAGTACTTTGGTTATATCTGCCACTATAGAAATACAGTCCCCCTGTTACACTTGGACTCCAAACACATGAGCCACGGGGATTACCAAAGTATCTCCCATCAAAAGAGGCTAAGCGTCTACACATTTGATGATTAGTGGTACCAGTCTCATACATATCAATTAATATTTCTTGCTTAGCACTCTGAGCATGAGGTATAAAAGTTGTTTTCGGATCACTACCCATATTTGTACAAGCCCAATAGTTTTTTGACTGAGTATTGTTCTCCGTTTTGTAATTACATATTACGGCCCAATAATCTCCTGCACTATCTTTTGCTATCCCAAAGCTACGCCTAATTCTATCCGCGTTGTAACCAGATACACCTTGATATTCGGCGCGTTCAGGATCATATAATTGTTTAGTACGACCAGATGCTATATCAGTTATAGAGAATCTTGAGCCAACATTCGTTGTACCTGCTCTACCAGTCCAAGCAAGAAGACCATCAAGGTAGTAAATACCACTAGCTCCATGGTTGCAATAGAATTGAAAAGCAGTTGTATCACTTGTTACGCAGTCATATACAGGTATTTGAGTATAGGTATCACTAGTTCCCATTGTTTGAGTATCATATTTCCTTAGATGGTTTGCATCATGCCTGAAAGTGTAAAAATAACGGGAACCATCCCAAGCCACTGCATCATGGTCGTTTGCACTACCTATCCGTGTCGTATTTGTCGAAGGGGAATTACTAGAATTGTTAGAGAGCTTATATACAACATTTTTATCTGCCGATCCATTTAGTCTGTAATCTAATTGGTCGGCAGTTTGATGGGCAAACATATTGCCAGATGCATCAAAGAAGGTAGTAGCAGGGTTTCTGACCTCGTGACTGCCATTAGATTGTGGCAGATTTTTATAATTACTTACATAAGAAGCACCATTGTTGGCAACGGTACCAAAAGATCCATCCCACACCTGTGGTTTAAAAATTGGAGTGTCATTAATAGTATGTTGAATTATTTGATAAGTACCATTGTAGGTTCTTTCTTCAGCAGGAGTATTATCATTACCATCTCCCCAACCACGTTGAACAAAATTAGTTATTAATAATTCGGCATCTGTGCAAGCTACTATCGATTGAGAATTATCTAAGATTTCATTACCATTAAGATTGCATGTAGTACTACCAGTAGCAATTTGTTGGCCTGTTGTAGATCCTAACCTTATTTGAACAGGACGATTCTTTGAATTAGTAATATATATATCTTTAACGACTGCTTTCTGGGATCCTGAAGTACTGGCTAAAGTAATGCCAGTTTGCATCTCACTTAAAGTTTTTGCTGAATGAGTGCTTAATTGCTTTAATTCGTCAGCCATCTTATAAGTTTGTTAATTTTAGCAATGCTGCAATACTAACACCTCCAGCAGGTGCTGACCATTGAGGAGCTGATCCCGAACCAGCAGATGTCAAAACTTGCCCAGTCGTACCATAGTTGGCACCCGAAAGTCCTATTTCACCTGCCGTTCCAACACGAACTCTTTCAGTTCCTTCAGTAGTTATCTTTACATGACCATCTGATCCTGTATCAACTGCCTCAACTGAAGTATTACCTTCTTCGATTTTATCTAGAGAGATTGTCTGCCAACTTCCATCCCCTCTTAAGAAATTAGAACTGCTTCCTGTTCCAGAGCCTAACCTTGCAGTTGCTACCGTTCCAGACGCTAGATTTGTTGCGTTTAATGCAGTTAAAGTTGAACCGTCTCCAATAAATGTCTTACCACTAGCAACTTTAATATGTTCTGAAGAAGTCCAAGCGTCAGTCGAATTAACCCAGTTAAATGACTTGTCTGAGGCACCTTTAAGCGTGATGCCCCCTCCGTCGGCGGTAGCATCACTAGGAGATGATACTTTTCCAAGTGTTATATTGCGATCCTCCACATCGAGATTGGTAGTGTCAATCGAAGTAGTAGTTCCTTGAACAGTGAGATCGCCTGTTATTACTGCGTTACCCCCAATAGTTGCATTGTTTGTAACTGCCAAACTTGTAAGGGTTCCTACAGAAGTCAAACTTGAAGTGACAACTGTGCTTTTCAATTCTGTTCCTGTAAGCGTTCCAGCAGCAGCCGTTACTGTTATTGCTGCTGAGCCATCAAAATCGACTCCATTAATTGCTCTTGCTGTTGTTAATGTTGCCGCCGATCCTGTCGTGCTCTGATTTAGAGTTGCAATCCTAGCCGCAGCGATTGTTCCACTAGCAATATTTGATCCGTTTAATGCAGTTAAAGACGCACCTGATCCACTGAACGATGTAGCTGTTAAAGCACCTGTTCCAGAATTGAAAGTAAGACTGCTTGATCCCGCAAATGCTCCAGAATTATTAAATTGAACTTGTGTATTTGATCCAGAGGCAGATGTAACTACGGTTTGCCAAGAGCATGTCCCGTCACCGTCTTCTCTTAGGAATTTAGTTGCACCTGATTCACCTGTAGATAATATTGCTGTTCCTTCTGGAGTAGAGGAAACAGTTTGCCAAGTATTATCTCCTCTTAGGAATTTAGTAGTAACAGAACTTCCTGAGCCAAGTCTTGCTGTGGCTACTGTTCCAGAACTTAAATTCGAGGCATTTAAAGCTGTTAATAAAGTTCCAACTCCGCTAAATCCTGTTGAAGTTAATAATCCAGTTGAAGGATTATAAGTAAGTCCTGTATCTGTTTCTGCTCCTTGTGATCCTGTCGCTCCATCTGCAAACAATGGATAAACAGTTTCATCAGTTGAGTCATTAGCTGTAACTGTAAATGAAGTTGCTAAAGCGGCTGTTCCACTTGTGTCTTGCGTTCCAGAAGCATTAACACCAGGAAGAGTGATGCTTGATGTCCCATCAAAAGCAACTCCACCAATATTGACGCTTGAAGCTAAGGCTGTTGCTGTTGCAGCATTTCCAGTACAAGAGCCAGCAGATCCAGAAGCATTACCAGTTACGTTTCCTGTGATATTTCCTACAAAGGTTCCTGTGACTGTTCCAGCATTTGTAATATTTTGACTCCCCATATTCAACGCGCCACTCATAGTGCCACCAGCCAAAGGAAGCTTCGTACTGTCAGTTGTACTATCTGTTCCCCAACTTAGATTTCCTGAACCATCTGTTTTTAAGAATTGATTAGCACTACCATCACCATTTGGAAGAGTCCAAGTAATATCAGCCGTTACAGAATCAGGAGCTTTTAATGCTAGATAATTTGCACCATTTGAGTCTGCTTCTGTAAAACGAACTTCTTTTGCATTATCAACAATTAAGTTGCCAGTCATTGTTCCACCAGCTTTCGGTAGAGCAGCGTTGGCAGTTGTGTTTGCTGTATTAGCTAAGTCATAAGCAGTCTTAACAGCATTAGGAGTAGCTGCTGTTGTTGCACTTGTACTTGAAGTTGAGTCTGTTAACTGAAGAACACCAACGGCACTTGTCGTTCCAGTAGTTACTTTCGACCCTGTAATTGCAGCCGAGTTAGATATATCAGAGTTAACAATTACGCCTGTTGCAATAGCCGTAAGACCTGCATTATTTATGCTTATGTCTCCTGTTACGCCAACTGCTGTTGGAACGTTTGATCCATTACCAACAATGATTTGAGCAGAATTTAAAGCAGCTAATTTACTAAAAGCAATAGCAGCATTAGCCGCCAAGTTTGTATTAACTAAACTTCCATCAACCATTGTTGATGTAACAGTATTGGTATCAGCAGTAGTAATTAATGTTCCAGTTATGTCAGGAAAAGTAATAGTTTTGTCTGAAGATTGAGGATCGGTTACTGCGAGAGTTAGTTCATGTGCATCAACAGTACTTCCTTCAAAAACAATTGATCCAGTGTTAGAAATCAATAGCTGACCAGTACACGTACCACCAGCAAGACCCATCTTTTCTGTTTCTAATTCTTGAAGTGCATCTTGAACATTAGTTGCACTGATTTGTCCATAAGGTGTAAAGGTAATATTGCTTGCAATTTGTCCTGCTACTGTCTGTGAAAGATCAACTTCGTTCCAACTGCTCCCTCCTGAGTTTGTAATACCTAAAACATAATCAGGAGGAGCTAAAGCAACAACTGGAGCTGGAGCACTTGGAGTTCCAGAACTCGATACAACGACGTAAACGCCATCTGTGGTAGCACTTGGAGTAGGTAAATTAGAACCAACTGCCAATCCAGCCGCAATTCCTGCAGAGGTAGTCGCCACCATTTGGCTCGTATTTGCATTAAAAGTTCCACCAAAAACAAGACTTCCTTTTGTTAATGTGGTTATTGCTTGCCAAGCGTTTCCGTCCCAAATAAACGCATCTTCTGAAACCGTATCAAATAATATTTGACCATTAAATTGAGCTGTTGGATAACCACTCTGGGCAATAGATTGAAAGACTGCTGTAGAAGCATTACTTAGCTTTGAACCATCAATAGAATCATTTGCAATTCTCGCAGCACTAAAACTTCCACTTGTTATTTTACTAGCAGCAAGCGAAGGAATTAACGCTTCTGTAAGTGCCGCACCTGCTGTGGCGATACCTTTATTGTTAACAGTAATTGATTGATATGTTCCAGCACTAATTCCACTCGTTGAAGTAGCCAGATTACCCGAACCATCAACAGTTAATCCTCCTCCAGACGTAATTTGTACTGCACCTTTAGCACTTGTCGTTGATACTGGAAGCATCGCTGCTGTCAATCCAGTAGCAGCCGTAATCATGCCCTGATTGTTAAAAGTTATCCCGCTAACTGTTGCTCCAGTAACACTATTAGTAAGAGATAATGCACCTGCCCCACTAACAGTCAGACCAGTACTAACCGAAACGCCACCGACAGCAGAGGTAGTAGCGACAGGTAAATCTCCTGCTACCAATGCGGCTGAGGCAGTTATTAAGCCCTGTGCGTTATATGTAATTCCTGAACGAGTAGCAGCAGTAATTGTGTTATTAATTCCAAGATTGCCACTAGCTACATTTAACGAACGATCAAGATTAGAAGTATTTAACTTGGCTGCTGTAACTGTTCCATCAGTTATTTTTGTTCCACTAATTCCACTTGCTATCTTTGAATCAATGACAGCAGAAGCAGCAATAGCAGCAGTATCCACAGCGTTGTCTGCTAATTCTGAAGCTCCAACAGCATTAGCCGCTATCTTTGCACTTGTAACTGAATTATCAGCAATAGAACTAGCAGAAATTGTTCCATCTAATTTCGCTGTAGTAATTGCTCCGTCAGCAATCTTGTCAGTAGTTATGGCTCCATTTACAACAGCCGCAGTATCTACAGCATTGTCAGCCAGTTCACTTGCTCCTACGGAATTTGCAGCTAGGTTTCCAGCCGTAATTGTATTTGCGGCTATTTGTGTAGTTGTAATAGCTCCGTCTACTACAGCCGCAGTATCTACAGCGTCATCAGCTAACTCAGATGCAGTCACAGCGTTCGCTGCTATTTGTGCTGCAGTTATAGAGTTCCCAGTAATCTTTGCTCCCGCTATATCACCATCAGCTATGCTTAATTTTGCATAAGTAACAGTTGAATTAGATAATTTATCACCAGTAATACTTCCTGCTAATTTTGCTGTTGTTACTTCGCCATCAGCAATCTTGGCAGTTGTTACAGCGTTCGCAACAATAGCTGCTGTATCAACAGAAGCATCAGCCAGTTCACTAGCACCGACAGCGTTTGCCGCAATGTTACCTGACTCAATAGTGTCTGCAGCTATCTTTGTTCCTGTTACTGCGGCATTAAGTATTGCTGCTGTATCAACAGCGTTATCTGCTAACTCGGACGTACCAACAGCATCGGCTCCTATCTGTGCATTTGTTATAGAATTTCCTGTAATCTTTGCACCAGAAATATCACCATCACTAAGATTTAATTTTGCATAAGTTACATTTGCATCAAGAATCTTTACCGTTGTTATTGCGTTACTAGCAATTTTATCGCTTGTTACGTTTAAATCTAATATTTTTGTTGTTATAACTGAATTGGCAACTAAAGCCCCTGAGTCAACGGCGTTATCTGCTAATTCACTCGCTCCAATAGCATTTGCAGCTACAGCATCTGCAGTAACAGAATCAGTAGCAAGTTTATCTGCATTAATAGCGTCATTTTGAATAGTTGCAGTTGCAACTGAATTAGCAGCAAAAGGTGCCGCAACTTTGGCAGCAGGTATATCTCCAGAATCAATAAGGGCTACACCAGCCGCAATTAAATCTTTTACAGTTACCTTCTTTGTTTCTGTTGCGCTCAGATCCGCTATGGCGAGAGCATCGGTCGCTTGGATCGAGGCTTCTGCTAAAGCATCTAATCCAGTTATTTTGAGATCAGCCATTTACTCCTAACTAAAAACCGTTAGCAATAGTTTAAACCTGTTCGAGCAATATGGGACTTTCATTCTCTTGAAGGATCTTATCTTCATCTTCTTGAAGTATGTATCCAGGTGTATCTCCTGTCTTTAAAGCAATAATTCCATTAGTTACAAAATCAATTCTCGTCTCTATAACATCAGAAGCAGCAACGGATACAGCAACATTAGTTACACAGCATTCAGTTTCATAATAAACATTATTTTTTGAATTACTGCTATCTCTATAGATATAAAAGATCCCACTAAAATCTGCACCCTGTTGAGTTCTTAAAATTAATTGAGCTAGATAAAACGGAAATTCTGCATCCGAACCATATTGATTAGCTCTATCTCCTGTTTCATAACTATGCTCCCAAATACAATTCATAGAACCTTGACCACTAATTAATCCAGCTTCGTATTGACTTTTGAACTCATCGCCTAAAGGTGTTAAATCAACTTGATCTCTACTAGTTGTCATTTCAAAGTCTTTAATATTTGCAACATGACGGAATAATTCATTCTTTGTTTGTAAAATTACTTCTTTTATTGCACTAGGAGTTACAAGAGTTAAAGCGTTTGATTGTAATCCTTCAATTGCCTTTGAAAACGAATCAAACAAACGAATACCACCAACAGGATCAATATTTACAAACCATTTTCCATCTGGATAATTATGCCCGTTGACAAGTTCTAACGTCGAACCATCAGCAGTTGATATTTCTACCTCATCTCCAGTTATTAACGAACCAGAACTATGGTCAACATTAAATCTCCTCGTGGCGGTGTTTACGTCCGAAGGATCTAAAGTTGTTTGCAGTGGAGATTGAAGGGTATCTCTTTTTAAAACAATCTCACCACTTTGACCAAAATAAACGCCCATTAGGAACCAGAAGAAGCAGATCCAGTTGCAAGAGTATCTTCAATCGGTGCCCCATTGGCTTCCCAAGTTATGTCTACAGATGACACTTCACCCATAGAAGCACCCATTGTTACTCCAGTTATATAAGTAAAGAAAGTAATAAATCTAGGTGTTGAGCCGTCTAACCATGCAAGTTTTAATTTAATTTGATCACTTGCATCTTGAACACCATCACCTCCAGCAGTTCCAGAACTTCTTTGAATTGAATTTTTAAGAATAGCTTCGACGTTTGAACCGCCTGAAGTTGTGTAATAAAAAAGTCTTGCACTTCCTGAATAACTACGAATCCCGTCAACAATAGTCCTATCAGTATCTCCCATTGAAGTAGTTTCTAAAACTGCTTGGCTAGAAGAAAAAGACCAATTCTGGACTTTGGCAGCTTTTGCTGTCTCGGTGCCTATATACAAGGCTCCATCTCTTCCGCTATAAAATCCAGCCACAATCCCAAATCAAAAACATTACTTTTATTATATAGGCGCATCCAAACAAGCAACAAAACTACAGATCACATTGCATCTTCCTGGAAAAACACTTGTAACACTTGGAGGGCCAGCATAACGCCATTTTAAACCATTTTCCGTTTCGCCTGTACCAGAATCAGCATGGATTTCTTTTCTTAAAAAATACCCTGAACCAGCTCCTTTTATTCCTGCTGAACCATTAGCTTCTGTGAATTTTACATAATCCCAAACAGAATTAACATCATCATAATTCTTCAAAATCAAACCAACTTGACCATCAGTAATATTTGCGAAGCCAAGAGTCAATGTCGCATTTACTGGTTTATTACCAAAACGAAGATGTGTCTTTGTACCGTCTAACGATTCAAAAGTGGTGCTTGGATATGTTCCAGGTGTGTAACTTCTGGATGTTGGTTTAACACTAGGAAATAGTTGTGCTGTTGCCATTAGTTACTCCAAATCATAATCAAACAAGGGATTATCTATATCAGTATCATCCCATTTCTGTAGCATAGCTAATTTGTTTCCATCCAATTTTGCATACGACCCAGAAAGTTCAATCAATCCATCTTCTCCAAACGTCATACTTTCAACTTTGTAACATTGATCAGAAGATTCAAGTTCCTTAATTGTGAACAAAGAATTTCTGTACGTTGCAGGTAACTTACTATCAGAAGTCCAATTAGAGAAATTATAACTATCTTCTTGGACAACCGATTCTTTAGTATTCCACCAATAAAAATTCTTAGGTTGAGTACCGCTTGCTAATTCACTTATGTCTTTACAAACAACCGTTCCATTGTCAAGAATTGCACCGTTATTAAATCGTTGAACATGTTGAGTTGTTGAAAACACTCTTATGTAATCACCAGGCTGAACACCATTAACAAAATGAGGTGCAGTCTTAAATGTCATTGTATGATCGACAAATTTTCTATTTGCCAAAATATATCTCCCAAAATCGAGTGCATGTTTTCTGCTTGTACAAAAACCACTTAAATCGAATGTCTCTAATGGATCGTTTACATGTGAAACTAGAACCTTCCCATTAGCATCTTCTTCGTCAGCCAAACGTATAACTATAGATTTGTTTTCTGGAAATCCGTTCTCTTTTTCATTTCTATATATAACATTTGCTTTAAAAGCTTGTCTGTCTTCAGGGCTAAGGAAAGCTACTTGTAAATCCTTAATATTGCCATCGGTAAACATTGCTTTAATAACAACATCCTTATCATTTTTTATTTCATAGGAATTATTATCAAAAGGAACAGAAGGATACAAACTAAATTGTCCTCCTATAATCGTAAAATCTAATAAACAATGTGTTCCTTGCTCAAATATAAATTCTCTTAAATTAACTTTGTTTGAAATAACACCGTCCCAAAAGAATTTATTTGCTTTACAGAATTTTGCCGCAATAGTCATATTTGTTTTGTTGACAGAATCAGCATTAATAACAGCACCAGCTCCAATCTTTTCATCTGTTAATAACGCATAAGCAATTTCAGGAAATAAACTTGTTGCATCTTTTAAGGGATGTGGCCCCATTCCATCAAAAACTAATTTTTCAACTTTTATTCCTTGTTTAAAGTAAGCAGAAAATTGACTAAAGTTTGTCCATTCTTTTGAACTTTTAATGCTTAATCCTGCGTAGGCTAAATTTTCATAAGTAGCCCTTTCTGATCCTTCCGTTTCCACAATTTCATTACAGTATGTTATCTGATGCTCTGGCCCTTCTAAATGACTTGATCTATCACCTTCATACTGCCAAAAATCAGCAGCCGCATCATAAAGATTTAATTTACTAGGCCCAATTTCATCACTGTAAACATCAGTATTAGAAAGACCAACGTTCAAAGTGAATGTTATATCGTCATATCCAGCATTAATAATGTCACTTGTAAAAATATCGTTTTTATCTAGATAAACCTCCTGATTATTTAAATACTCATCTCCTACATCAGACAATTCCCATTCTGCATACCATTCAGATCCAAGAGAATAAACAACAACATTAGCCTTTAATCCTGAACCATCCTCATGCGAATATTGTTTCTTTACATCAACTTCACCGCTAAAAGAAGGAGTTGCTGTTAATGGTGTTTGCTCAATTTTTGTAACTCCATAAATAGGATGTCCTTGACTTGTATTTAATTGATGAGTCCCTAATATAAATTTTCCTCCTCTGCCATCTAGTGTGGTGTAGTGAAACTCAACATCGCTAAAATCGCCTGGTGCTTTTACTTGATGATTAGCCCATGCAGGGCCGTCAAGTCCTTGAATATTTTCAGTTACGTCAGCTTTATTAATGTATAAGGAATACTGGGTATAACCATTACTAGGGTGATTTTGCCAACCAACAATAATTGTTCCATGAGCACCCGAACCATTTATATATCCACCGTAATTAGGAGGATAAAAAAGCTTATTAGTAAATACTGGTTCGCTTGGTCTTAATATTGGTAGATTGCTTATTGAATAATCTTTTCTACTTCCATCGTGGTTGTTTCCGTTAAACTCAAGAACTTGATAAGTAGCATCACCTACTTTTAATGCATCTGGTGTACCTAAATTCCATTCGCTGTTGCTTAAGTTTTGTTCAGTTAGAACATGGTTTTTATTTCCTGCAAATTGAACAGCAAAATCTTCTCCATTAACACTACAGGTAAACTTATCTGTAGATCCTGCTGTTCTTGCAGTATTAGAATTTAAAAGAATAGCATTAATAGGATTATATCTTGACCTTGCTGAATCAGTCTTGACTTCTTTGACAACAGCAGCACCAGGCCAAGGGAAAAATCTATACTCATATTGATCAAAAGTAGGCTGATCAATTCTTATATAGTTATATTGAAATTCTGGAGTATTACCTCTTACGCAAAATAAACCAGTATGCGCGTTGGTATTAACTTCAGGCTTTAACCAATTCCAAGTATCTTGTCCTACCTTTCTAACTTGTAACTTAAAAAAACTATATCTGGTAATAAATTTTTGGACATTACCCAATGTAAGAGAAGACCTATAATCATAAATTTCATTTATTTTTGCTTCTGTTGGTTTACTATTTACATTTGCAAATTGCATCTCTTTAAAGACCTTTGACTTAATTCCTATTTCCGTAATATTGCATCTTCTATTGTTAGAAATAGTTCCTAAATTAACCTTTTGAAGTGCATATCTACTGTTTGGATTGTAAAGATCTGCTGCATCAGGACTATCATCATATTCTTGTTCATAAAAGAAGTGATCATCTCCACTAGGGGGTTTTACTGTAAAGAATTTCCCCTTACGTCTAGTAAATGTTATTCCTTTCTTCCTGCCAGGGTTCTCTGTATTTCCATCTAACCAATAAGGATTTTGACAATGATAGCCCAATCCATCAATAGAATTATCGAGAGATTCATATCTTCCTGTTTCTATTACTTTAAAACTAGCTGATCTAACTTTTGTCCCATCCCACGGTCTTCCATTAACAGGTAGATTATCTTCTAATATTTCCTCACAAGTTAGCAAAGTTGATCCAGCCATATATTGCTCACCTATTACAAGATATGAGTCAGTAGCTTCTCTAACTGTTTTTATTGCAGAGTTAACGTCCTCAACCCCATGAGGATCCATCGTTAGGTCTAAATTATCTGTGTTTTGCTGATATGCAATGCCCTCATATAAGCCAAATGTTCCACTACCTACTATCTGATATGTCAAATAATCACCAACGGTTGCATCAGCTCTACCTGCTTGCTGGTCAGCAGTACCAGAATTAACAAAACCTGCACACATAGGCCACGACCCAAGAAGTTTCCGTCTCTTTTTATAAACTATTCTTCCTGCTGGCCTGTAGTCAGGGTTATTTGGATTACTAGGAGATCCGACCAATTCATAAGGTAATTTATAAACCGTTGCGTTAGGCATTGGATTACTTAATCCAAATGTTGCTTGTGTCGTTGGGTTTCTTGTTCCTGAAAAATACCTTTTATCGTCAACTCTAAAAATATGACCTAATTCTGAATCAGCAGAAAAAGGAATATTATCTTCGTCTACGTTTGGTATTGCATTTAATTGAAAAGGAATATCATCATTCGTGTCCTTATAAATTTTATCTGCATGGTAGTTGTCTATTAATAAATCTCCTATTGCATATCCTTTTACCTCTGGTTTTCGAGCTATTTCACCTAAAGAAAATAAAGCAAGTATTTTTAATTGTTGATAGCTGCCCAAACTGACCATTTGCGACCAAATAAGCTGTGAATTAACTCTGATTCCACCATTAGGATTTTGATCTCTATTGGCAAAAACAAGAGGAATTAAATCACCTAAATTTGCTAAATCTTGAATACTGTTAAAACTAAATTGAGGAGCAAAACGCTTAAGACCTGCTATATCAGCAGTTCTTTCGTTTGTCCCTTGCTTCATGCTTGGGGGTTTAGGTGTTAAAAGATATGAAACGACACTTAAAGCAATACCAACAACTATTTGACCAAAAGCAGTTAATGTTCCTGCTCCAGGTAATCCAGCCGCAACAACTAAAGGGCCATTTACTAAATTAGGAACTAAGTCATAAGCTTCTGGCCTCTCTTTTACTTTTGCCGCTACACCTTCTAAAAATTGAAAATATTCTTCTTCTGTTAATCCAAGGGCATTACAGAGATCGGCTTCCGTTGGAAGTAGCACCCTGCGAGTGAAAGGGCCTCTAGCGGACACCAAAGCACCACCTGGCTTTCTAATGTCTTTCGGTAACTCAGCCATCCTTCCTCGTAATAAGCAGCCATACCATAGGAATCATTTTCGCTATGACATAAACCAATTGTTCCTAGTTTAGGGGGTGATTCAACTCCCCACCGATTTAATTCTTCAAAAAAGATACTATAGTCTTTTCTCTTTAACCTTCGATACCAATCACGATCTCCTTTAGGAACAGTAAAACCATAATTTGCTAATACTGTACGAACCAAAGACAGGCAATCACCAGTTCCATGCTTTACAGGATCAGACCCTAAACGATATTCAAGTCCTATTAACTCGTAAGGCTTCAAAGATTCTGTATTTGACCTGTTAAAGGAAGATGAGCACACCTTTTCTTAGTCAAAGTTTGTTGTGGAGCATTAGCACCAACAGCATCAATAGCAGAACTTAATAACAATTCAATTGATTCTGGATCGTATCTCATACCAGCAGCCAACCAATATTCACCAGTTAATTTATTTCCTTGTTTAGCAGTAAAATCATTATTCATTAAAAAGGTTTCAACCTGTAGATAGTATTTTTTCTCTACAAAATCTTTCACATAAGACATACTCAAAGGATTGTTAGCGAGGATAATTGAGGCTTCTAAATTATCCCCTGACCTATTCATTGCTGCTCCTTGATAAATAAAAGAAAGATAATCATAATCTCCTATTCCCCCATGTTTTCCATTTTGAAATTGATGTTCTACTGTTCCATCTTTTTGTTTGACGGTAACAAAAGCAGTTAAGGCAACAACAGTCATTACATTCCTAACCTCGATCTGGCACTTCTACTATTCCTTAGTGTAGATAAAGTTCTATTTTCTCCAGCTCTAGCACCTTGAGATGTAGCAGTTGCAATAATTTGTCCTACTGCTGATTTAGGAACAAATTCTTCAGAGTTGAAGTTCAATATTGGCCCAGAGTAAGAAACTGTTGTAGATCCTCCTGCACCTCCACCTGCATAAGACGAACCAGTGGCAGGAATTACAGCCTCACCTCTAGCACCTGCTGAGTAGCGTTGCATACTTGCAGCCATCTTTGAGGCAGGGATTATGTATTCATCTTCTCCAGCTTCTCCTACAAGTCCTACGGTTGGTCTTGTAACCATCCCACCTGAACTGAACGGTTTAATTCCATTAGAGACATAACCTCCTTCTGCCATAGGCAACATATTCATAAATGCTGCTTTCAAGTACATACTTGCAATTGATTTAGCAATTCCAGCTAATGACTCACCTAATGACTTCGTTCCAGCTATTAATCCTTCAACTGCACTTGTTAAACCACTAGCAATAGTTTCTTTAATGTCTTCCCATTTTACTTTTACTTTTGCTGTTTCTTCTCCTGCTTTAATAGCGTTTTTCAATCTTTCCCTTTGTTCATCAGTTATTTTTCCTTCAATATCTAATATTGCTAGTTTTAATTTAGCTTCAATTCTTGCTTCTTTATTAACAGCATTAGCAATCTCTTTTTCAAGTTTTGTTTTTTCATTAAGTTTTTCTTGAGCCTGAATAATCTTTTCAAAAGATTGAAAAACTTCCTCATTTTCATCTTTTGAAGGTAAAAGCCCTTTTACTTTAGACGCTGTTGAAAAGTCCTTAATTGATTCATTGTATTTTTCTAATGCTTTTACAATCTTCAATATTGATTCTGCGTCAAGAGCGTTAACATCAATACCTCCAATTCCACCTACAAATTCTTGTTCACCAGGGAAGAATCTATCAACTTTGCCAAGGCCTCCTAATTTTGATACTTCTTGTGCTATTACATCTTTAGTAGCTACATCAATAGAATTACCAACTCCAAGTCTTTGAGATTCTCGCATAACACTCCCTAATTTATTTTTTGCTGTTTCACGACTAACTATTTTGTTCAACATCTCAATCATGTCTGTCAATGGGCCAACAAGTAATAGCTCCATTTGTGTCTTAAGAACTCCCCATTTTTGAGATAATTCTTTACTTTTTTCTCCTAATCTTTTTAAATCTTCAACGGCTGTTGACCCTAAAGCTTTTGTAAGCTCTTTTGTCATTAAAGCAGCAGCTTCACTTCTTTTGCCTTGTTCTAATAAGTTTTTAGCTTGTAATCTTGTTGCGTCAGATGAAAACAAAGATCTCTCTGTCATCATGTCAAACGAACCACCAAGGCTTGTAAATGCTTGCCCTAGTTTTGTTACACTCGCAATTGTTTGAGCGACAACTCGATCAAGAACTTGACCTGCCGCACTAGCTAATATTTGTCCACCAAAACCTCTTTCTGGTTTTTTGCGTGTTCCTTGCCATAAAGCACCACCAGCACCACCAAGAATTGCACCTGGCCCTCCTCCAAATAGGACAGGAAAACCAGCTCCAAGCATTAATCCTTCCTGTAATATTTGTGCTCTTTGCCGTTTTCTTTGAATTGCACCTCTTTTTCCTGCTCTTCTTCTAGCTGCATTTGCATTTGGGTCGTTAGCGTAAAGAGGTGATTGTTGTTTTTGAGATTCCAATGCTGCTCTATTACTTATGCCAAACATATCTCTTTGAGCTTGAACACTTAAATTGACATTCTCAACACCTTGATGAAGAACTCTTAAAATTTCTTTTCTTCGAGCTAATTCAACATTTACTTTTCTTTCTTCTATTAATAATCTACTTACTGCATTTCTATTTTCTAAGCTATTTGCAGTAATAGCTTCACCAATCCTAAGTTGAACATCTCCTAATCTGTCTTGAGCATTTGAACCCCAACCTGCACCTTTAGAACCTGGCCCTGCTGGACTTCCATATTGACTCCAAACTGGCCCTCCCATCTCGGCTTGCATCCTTTTCATTACTAATATTCGACTTCTTTGCTCATCTGTAATACCTGCTTCTATTTCTAATATTTGTCTTGCTTTTAACTCGATCCTGTCGTATTCATATAATTCTGTATTTTTAAATTCCTCCTTATATTTAGGTAATTGATTTTCTAAACTTTCAATCCTTGAACGACCACGCCTTGCTTTTAATACTTCTGGTCTATCATTTAATTGATCCCAAAGATTTTGTCCTACTTGACCAGGGCTAATTAGGCCCATCATCATTGCACCAGCTACGTTATATAGATTCTTAAACATCCTCGCTACACTATTAATCGCTATGGCTGCTTGACGTTCAAATGCAGTAAAAGCCTGTGCAGCAGAAATAATCTGATTTAATCCGTTCCACGCAAGCGTTATTCCTGTGATTCCCTCTAAAATTTGTGCTGCCCAACGAGCATTAACAGAAGTATTTTCATTTAATAATTTTCCAAATAACGGAATCTTTTGAAGAAGACGACCAAAAGCTTTGTCAACAACAGGTACTTTTTTAATTAAATCACTAAATATTCTTGCTGATCCGATTTGACCAACTCTTGAAGTTCCTATTCCTTTTAAAACACCTCCAGCTTTTCCTCCTACATTTGCTAATCCTCCTGCCAATCCTCCTCCTAATTTTTTTAAATCAGAAAAAGCTTTTCCCCAACTAACTGTTGATTGACTAATTTGTGATTGGATTCTTGCTGCTTGCCTTAATTCAGCATTTAAAGCTTTTTGAGCTTCTCTAACACCTAAAACTGCATCTCTATAACCTAAAGCACTTGATTCTGTTTCATTTTGAATCCTTAATGCTTCTTGTAATGCTTTTTCTCGACCTGTAATGCCTCCAATATTTCTTTTTATATCTTGTGGTCTTTTTCTCTTAGGCTTATTTAATATTCCATCTACTCGTTTAATTTCTTTTTCTAATTCATTAAATTCACTACTATTCATTCTTACAGCGTCTTTTAACCGTGTTAATTCACTTCTATAGGCTCTTAATGCACTAATTGATTGGTACACCTCACCTTTTTGAGCAATTAATTCAGATACAATTCCTCCAGCTTCTCCTCCTGTTAAAGCTCTTCCTCTAATAGCTCTTGTTTCTTGTTGTGCTTTATATAGTTGTCTTTGAACTTTTTCAGAAGCAACTAACGCATTTTTAAATTCTTTAGCATCAGTACTTATTCCTCTAAAAGTTGCTCTTAATTTTCCTAATTGACGGTCTAATCCAGCAGTTGTCGTAGCGTAATTTTTATTGCTTTTAGCTAAATCTTCTAATGTTTTTTTAAATCCTTCTAAAGCAGCTTTTCCTCCTTTAACTGATCTCGCATCAATTAAAGAAGTTCCTTTACTAATACCTGCGGCTAAATCTTGTATTTTTTTTAATCTTGCTTCAGTCTTTTTAAGCTGCCTTTCACTTTTAGTAATATTGACATTCAGATTAACGGTTATGACTTCTTCGTTAATTGCCACGACCCAGAATCCCTAATATTTCAACAGTTTACCTACTTCTGCGGATTTTTTGCATTTCTTTCTCTTGATCTTCGTTAAGAACTTGAAAATATGCACTCCAACCCAATATTTCAGCCAAAGTCATTTGACGGATTTCTGTTAAAGATTTACCTAACTCTTTTGCAATACCAAATTGCAACATTAACAAATTATCTTTACGCAATTCAGCACTTAGGATTTTGGGTCGATGTCATCATCCTCTGTATTAATAACCGCAAGCATCAAAATTTGAAGATCAGCATCCCTTACTTCATTCTTTAAAACATCAATTTCACCAATATTAAATAACCTACTACCATTTTCATCTAATGCTTTTGTCATCAAAAGCCTTAAAGCAAACTCATTTGCATCATCAGATTTAGCTCCTTTTTGTGCTCTTTCTCTTTCTGCCATTGTTAAAGGTGATACCCACATCTCAAATACCGTTCCATCAGTTAATTCAACTTCCTTCTTTGTAGCTTCTAAATTTGCAGCTTTCTTTAAACGATCTATTGCCCTTAAGGCAGAACGTGCAGGTCTAGGACTAGTTGTCATAGTGAAAATTTATACAATAATAGTCTAACCTACTAAACAAGAAAAAACCCTACTAAAAAGTAGGGTTCTTGGAACATTCCGATTCCGTTACTATTATGAACGGCTAAAATCGAAAGTTGGAACGCCAGCAGGACGGAAATTAACTGTTACTGCTTGTGCATCATCAGGAGTAACACCTAAAGAAGCAGAAGTTAATGTTGCATCAAAGCTGATAAAGCGACTAAGAGTGTCACTTACAGTTCCACCACTAAATACACGGTCTGTATAAAGTTTGAACGCTGCACCAACTTGTTGACGCTGAAGAACATCTTCAATCATGCGGTTAGAAAGAGAAGCATCTTCATTTGTCATGTAAGCAGTTGCACTACCTGAACCATCACCAAATCCAGCAATGTACTTTCTAAATGGAACGTACTGACCAGGATCACCACCGATTGTAGTTACATCAATTTCAGCTCTTTCAATCTCGAAAGACCACTCACTTACTTGACTGACTGATTCAAAAGCAGCATAAGCAACTTGAAATTCATTAGGAGCTGCTGCTGTTCCTACATCAGTTAGGTTTACAGCAGAACCTCCGTTAGTAGCTGAAACAGTCATTGCTCCAGAAGCTGCTACATAAGTTTTAATGTAATAAGTTGTTCCAGCAGTTAATCCAGCAGGTACAGTTCCTGTTCCTGCTCCACCTGTAGAAGAATCAATCACACTAAACTTAACTGGATCTCCAACCTTAAGATTCAAATAAGTTTCAACAACCATTGTCTCAGTACCAATGGTTACATCACCAGTACCAAAAGTTCCTGTTGTTCCTGCAGGTTTGTAATAGAGAGCACCTGATGTGCCAGATAAACATGTAACGGCCATGAGGCTGCTTGATAAATTTACTTATAGATTAGCTCAAAACTGTAGCAACGTATGAAGTTTCTATTGTTCCCATGAACAATGGTGCGTCTTCATTACTCGAAAAGCTTGGCCCATCTATAGATCCGACCTTAAAATATGTCCCAGTAGTCCCTTTGGTACTGTCATTTAACGTTTCTAATACATCAACAGCAGTTGTAATTAATGTTTGATTTCTTGCTGGCCCTTCACCTTTTTTACTGAAACAACGAATTACAATTGCTCCCCTAGCGTTATCAATACTAGATGTCAAAGTTGGATCATTTGTTAAGCCAAATGTAACATTTACTCTTACATATTCAGTAGTGCTATTAAGAGGTGCAGCAGTGATATTGTCAAAGAAGACAGGAACCGCAGGACTTAACGCTCCAAAAGCAGTTAATAATGGGTTCTCGACTTGTGCTCTAATTTTTTGATAATTCATTAACCTTTTCCTAAAATTCTAGCCAATGCGACACCTTTATTAACTCTGCGTTTAAATTGCCCTCCTTTTTTATAATTTTCATACCAATCTAAAGGTGCTGTTGAACGATTATTTCCTGTTCCTGCTTCAATATCACCTCTTAAACCAGTAACATTTCTAATTCCTCTTGCGTGAATAGGTTTAAGAGGTTCAAACCCAGGATAAACAAAATTGCCTGGTTCTTTATCCATCGCAATTAGAGCATGAGGAGCAGTATTAAAAATTTGTATTTGATATGTTCTTTTTAATTGTTTAACTGTTAAAGGAATTTTAGGGATATTTTTTAATGAATATGGATAACCACCTGTTGCACCTATCGCATTACTTCCAAGGAGTGTGGCTTTCCAACTATCTCTAAATTCACCAGACCAAACTGGCCCCGCCTCTGCCAATCCATTCATTACTTCTTTTGCTGCTGATCTTGTTATTGCGTTAAGTTTGACACGCATTTTTTTATCTAATTCTTTAGTTATTTGTTTTCTAAAGTTTTTTACATCTAAACTTTTTGCCATTACTGTGGCCTCACGATCAATGTATGAAATATAGGCTTATCTCCTCTCGCTGTTTGAATATTAATAATCTTTCCTTCCCTAGTAGCTCCTGCCTGTGGATATTGAAGACGATCTGCCTCAGTCGGATAATAATCTCCTAATTCATTCGCTCCAATAACAACTTTCAAATCAGTCGTCTGATATAACCCTTCATCTTCACTAGAACTGATATTTGAAATTACTCCTTTAACACTTACATTTGTATCCGACCCAGTAACACCACCTGTTGTTGGGTTATATGTTTTAGGACTTACGCTTTTAACAAAAGTTAATGTTTGACCCCAGGTACTAAGGACACTTGCTGGTACGTTTCCAAATACATCATCAATTTTTGCCATGATTAACCTCTAGTTACCCGAACTTGATAGCCGCCAGCTCCACCAAGACAATAAGCACCAAGATAGGACTGAAGCCAAGGATAAACGTCAAAAACATTGTTCACGTTGCCAGTAGCAAGACTAGCTTCGTTGTATTTAACCTTTAGTTCACCAAGTTCTACTTCTTTTGCAACGCCTTCTGTGCCACTATTCCCAGTCATTGCATCCGTATCATTAGCTAACGCTCTCGCTAATTCATACTGTGCATACTTAATTTTTGCAGGAATTAAGGTACAGGCAAGCTCAACATCATCAACTTCAAAGTTATTTCTAGGCCATTTCAATGCTTGGCCTTGATCACATCGATCACCATAAAAATTCAAGCTATCGATCCAACGACAAGCAGAGATTAATGCACGATTCTTTTGATCGTCTGTTTTGTTTGACCACGTTGAATCATCAGGAGAAGTTTCAAAATAACTATTGGCATCTGCCAAAGTTGCATAGCTATTAGAACTTTCACCTTTCAAAGTGGCATGAATAGTAGCGGCCACGTTTACTTCTCAAACATTAGTTTCATTCTAGCGTCATAAAAAACCCCCACCAAATAAATGATGAGGGTTCTTCGACTTCCAACTCAATACTAAATCAAGAGATATTAGTTACATCGAGAGGTGTGTTAACTGTGATCTGAACAGCAGGGATCAAATCAGGATCGTAAGTAGCTGCCCACTTATTAGCAGTAGCTAAGTTAGTGTTTGTTGGGTTGTCACCAGCATCTACCCACTTAGTACCCATTACGTGATACGCAGTGTGATAGTCAACAGAAAGTACATTCTGTTTAGACAAGATGTTGCGATCAGCTTCAATCCTTAGATCTTGCTGAACACCTTCCATGATGGTTCCTGCTTTCAATAGATAGCAGTAGTACTCCATCTGATGACCAGTAGCACCAGGTTGAACAGTGTTAACAGCTTCGTCAACGATGACTCTACAGCCAGCGAATTGACCAACTTCTTTAGCACCGATGCCAACGCCACCGCCACCCCAAGTCACTGCGCCAGAAGCGGCAAGTGCTGCGGTAGAGAATGTTAACATTCCTACCTGATATAGGTAGTAAGCAACTGCTGGATGAACAACCAATAGATCTGGCTCTTCACCACGCTCGCCCAATTTGTTACGAGCTTGAGCAATAGTAGAAGCTGTTAAGAAGTTTGTTTCAGTAGCACCAGTACCAGCTTTTGCAGCATCAAGCTTATTAGCCGCAAGAGCAGTACCGAATAAACCAGCAAGTTGTGAGAACAAACGAGCGTTGTTCAACTTGTTGATTGCATCAGCTAACTGATTACGAATAGCTAACATTGGATCTTCGCCAGCAGCCAAGATTGCAATGTCGTCAACAGCGTATGCGAAACCTCTGTGAACGATAGAAGCAATTTGTGTTGCTGTACCGATCTTCTGTGGTGTTAAGTAACCAGCAGTTGAAGTTCCCCAGTTAGCCGCCCCAGTCATCACCTCTTCAGTTGGTGCTACTGGATTGAACTCAGGAACTTGGATGCGTGTACCGCCTTCTTTAGCATCTAAGAAACTGTTTCTTACAACAGCTCCACTTTTAACAAATTGGCTACGCTCTTTAATTGCCTCTTGGACATAGCGAGCTAAATTATTCCTCTTTACGATGTCTGCTAAAAGGACACCGCCAGAGTAATTCTGAAACGGGGCTGCCATTTCTTTCTCCTAAGAATTACGGTTTACTTGCCTAAGTCACGGACTTAGAAATAACATCATCAAATCACGGACTCTTAGATGTTACTGAGATGCCTCTTTTTGCAGCACGGCTGCTAAATCAGGGTCTTGATTAGATAATACCATTTGTTGAGTGAGATTGCCCGTCTTCCAAGGGTTTTCAGACCCAGGAGCAACATTAGATGTTGGACTAGGCTTTGCACCCATACCAGCAGCATTACTCGCCTTAAAGTGATGTTCCCATCCACTTCCAGGGTTCTTCAAATTATTAACGTAAGTACCTAAGTCCTGCTCAACTCCACCACTTAAAATAACAGTTCTACCATCACTACTTTTATGCAATTTATCTTGCAAAAGTGATAATGTTTGACCTGCATTAATCGCTCCAGCATTACTTAAAGCAGACATCGCTGTAGTACGTGTCGCCTCCATTTGCTTTTGCTCCTTTGCTGTCTTTAACTCAGTTTCTAACTCAGTTATCCGTTTATCTTTTTCCTGGGCTGTTTTATTCGCATCCTCCCAAAGAGGCTTATACATACCCTGATCTTCTAAGGCTTTCTTACGATCATCGTAATACTCCCCTATTTTACTTTTAGCGTTTTGGAACGCTTTTTCCTTTTCCGCTAATTGTTGCTTTAAAGCTTCAAATTCAGCTAAAGGAACTGTGGGAACTTCAGGTGCAGCAGGTGGTGTAGGAGTTTCAGGTGTAGCCACGGGCTGTTCTTCAGGAGTCACGGACTCCTGCTGAATAACTCTTTCTTCGATCATAATTACTCAGTTACAGGTGTTTTTGGTGTCTCAACTGTCTCTTCTTTGACGACAGCCTTCTTTTTTGCTGGCTTAGGTGGACAAGCAGGAGGATTTAAGTCCTCAAACCTCATTTTTTCGATTGGCATAGTAAATAAATGCTCTTCGCTACTATTGTAGTGTATTAATTAACTTCAGTCTCGGTTGCATTAGGGAGAACTTCACCTTGTACCAAAATATCTCTAAATTCTTCTCTATCTATGACCTTTTGATCAAACAAGGAAGTCAAAGCTGTTATATCTTGTCCAATTAACCTCTCAATATCAAAATCACGACTAATTTTGACTTCAGGTGGTTCAATTCCTAAGTAACTAGCCGATAAATTAAATACTTTTTGTAGTTTTTGCTCTAACTCAAGAGAAACCATCGAAAGCATTGAATTTGTATCTACACGGTCCAATCGTCTAGCGTCTGCTGATTCTGCTACGAATTTTTGCTGTGATAGTGTACTAATTCCTAAAGTTGCCATCTGAAGCTGTAATTCTTGTATCTCATTAGTTTGAGCCTCAAATGCGCTACTTGCTGGCTCGACATAATACACCTTATTTCCAGGTTGAGTCGCCATTGCATAGTTAACACTAATACTCATATCTTTCGTCTGATCATCCCATCCCTCTAACACCAACATTGGCTGAGAAGCAACATGCAGACTATGAATTAAGTCAGCTTGACGCTGGAAATGTGCCAAATTCAAGTAAGCAATATCCAATAAAGGTGGCTTGCTCGTCAAAGTATCTGTTTTGCCTGAATAAACACTAACTAAAGGCACTTCACCTAGCGAAAACACACCAGAATCCACTAATTCATAGTCTTTTTCATTTTCTGGGCCGTCAAAATTACCTGCATAAGTCGTGTCTTGCAGGTTAATTAGGTCTTTTTTAGGTGAAACCTTCCGATAAATACTAAATTTCCCTGGTTCGATCACCCTGACTTGATCAAATACCTGTTCTCCAAATTCTCCTGAAGGTACAACAGCTTTTTCAGCAATTCTTACTTGAATAATGCTGCCATAATTTACTTCTCGGTCTAATCTCCAACCATAAATGTTCGTTGGGTCAATTTCTATCCAATACGGCCTTCTATTTTGCGCTCTTTCTTCTGCCAGACTTAATGCCCCTGTTGGTGCAGGATAATCAACCAAAACATGACTCTGCCCATAGGTCAAAGAACAAATAAGCACCCTTCTCGCATACTCATCTAAATCTGATCCACATCCATCAACATCTTTAGCAAAAATATCAGTCCAATATGAATCACCTACCAAAGTAATAGGCTTTCTCATTATTAAACCTGTTGCTGCTCTAATTAATCGCTGCGTATATGGTGAAAATACTGCTCGATTTACTCTAGATAAATAAGCTGTGTAATCCTCCCGTGGCTCAAGAGGAAGAAAAGCTTCCGAATTATCTCTTAAATATTCAGTTCCATTCGTAACGGCCTTCATAATTTCCCACCCCTTTACCATGTCCATCACCGCACGAGTGCGAGTAAATGGACTATCAGAACCACCTACACTGGTAGAACTTGTAATGTTGGTACGAATTGGGCCAGGTACAGAGTACGTCACGAAATTACCCCGTTATTGTTTATTCCTTATATAGACGCAGTTAATGTTCCATTCATCTGGAAACTGATGTTGACAGCTTGTAAATCACCAACAGAAGTTGAGAATTCTGCTCCTGTGACAATACCGTTAAATGCAAGTTTCTTAGAACCTGTAGTTGATAGATACAACTCGAACTGTGCGTCAGCAGGGTCTTGCGCTGTTAAAACATCAGCTAAAAATTCTGCTGTTTCATCACCAGAAGTTGCTGTATAGAGCAATTCAACAGAACCGCTACCATCAATAAAGCTACCAACATACCCTCTAGTAGAGGCTCCATGTGCAGTTGTTTCTAGGACATCCTTTGTTACAGAGAAACTCCAACTCCGTGTAGATGCAACAGCACCAAGGGTTCCAGTTCCATTTTTGAACTTAACGGAGCCTTCTTCGCCACGATAGAAAGCCATGATCTAGAATAATAAAAGACTATTGCTGATAGTCTAACTTGTACTCTCTACTTTTTCAGCCTTTTTAGTAGAAGGTTTTGATTTGTTTGCCATATATTGCTCGCAACGTCCATCCCATAAACCCGCAATCCTCTTCCCTTTGATTTTTTCAACAATGTCTAGTTGTTCTTTAGTCAGTTCCATAGTTACTTTTTCTTGGATTTTTTAGTAGAAGCCTTAGTTGACTTCTTTTTTCCCTTTACTTTAGCTAAATATCCCTCACATCTCTTTGTTCCAGCAGACTTTTTCATCTTCCCTAGTAAATTCTGTACCCAGTCTGCCCTAAAGTCTCAGGTTTTGCCAAATTGAACTGTTGTAAACATAAATAACCGAAAGCATCAAAAGCATGATCAACACCAAGGTTTTTATTAGGTAGACCCGTGTTTGGTGCATACGTCAATGTTCTGAGAGATTTTATTAGTTCTTTGCAGCGTGGATGAATAAAGGTTCTTCGAGTTCCAGTTGCATCGAACAGAGCAGTGTTGACGGCGGTTATTTTATCTCGAATTTTCCAGGGAGCTTTAGGTGAAGACACATTAAAACCACTTCTTCGTAAAATACTATGATCGGTTGCACCAATTCCAGCAGTTTTTCTGGCTCCACCCGTGGGGTCAGGACATGCTATTACTCTACGATCCACGCCATATCTTCGGGTGACTTCTTCCGCAAAGTCCCATGTGGTTGCCCCACCTGTGAGCATGATTTCATCAAACACATACAGGTTTTCCCCGTCTTTAACGGCGCAGATCCCTGACATTGGGTCCACGTTAAAGTCAACACCTAGAAGTAGAGGGGCGATGGAGATATCTTTTGCGTCTGCGGAGATATTGTCATCGGAAAACGAGACTGCAACGAGACCCGTGAGATTCTCGAAACTGGCCTCAAATTCTTGTTTGAATGTTCGATTATCTAGTTGTGCCCGTGCTGCTTCGACCTCTTCTCTTGGGACGTTACCCCCGTCTATTGTAGTATAGCTCCAGCGATTCCAATCTCCTGTTGGATCATCTGGGACGTAGCACCATAAGTCGTAGAACCAACTAGCCGTTCCATCAGGCGTACTTATGAAGAGTGCCCATCCTTGTTTGTCGGCTAAGGCAGGACGGATAACTTGGAACCATACTTCGGAGTCCATGAAAGCGGCCTCGTCAAGTACTACACCTGCGAGGCTTCGACCACGGAGAGCCATTGCATTTTCAGTTCCTTTTAGTTCGATCATCGAATCGTTGATGAGTTCGATTTTCAAGTCAGTCTCGTTCTTAGACTTGACCCATTCTTGTGGTACGAGCTTTTTTATTTCTTTCCAGGCAATATCTTTTGCCATTCGATATGTGGGGGCGCAATAAAAGTATGTTTCCCCTGGTCTAGATATGGCTGCTTTTAAAAGTTCAATACAGGAGAGGTATGATTTTCCGAATCTTCGCCCCGCTACAAGAACACGAAAGCGTTTTTCACTATTGAAGACCTCTCCTTGTGCCCAACGAAGAGAAAGTGGTTGTGTTTTTACTGCCATGTAATACAGATTACCTGTTTTTTGTACCAATACCCCCTGTGTTTATCGACTATTTTTAAGTTTGCGGGTTATTATTATCTTATTAGTAGCTTTTTCGTCTGTGACTGAAGCAGTTTTTGGCAATTTAGGGGGATCACTCGTTCCAGTAAATCAGGGTGAAGGTGTTGTTCCTCGGAAGAAGAATCCTGGGAAATCTCCTACTCATGTTATTGAGGCGAGGCAACAAAGATTGTATAAAAGGCAGTTGGAGGGGCTAACTACAAGGCAATTAGTTTTAGATCATGCGTCTAAAGAGGGGGTTTGTGTTAAAACGGCGTGGAATGATTGGAAGGCGGTAAATACCTGGAACGAAGAAGACTGGCAAAAAGATAGAGAAAATATGGTTTCCAGATTACAAAGTATGAGAATTAGGTTGTATGAGAAGGCGTTAAGAAAAGGGCAGCTTCAAACGGCGGCGCAGATTTTGGATTCTCTAGGGAAGGTTGTTGGGGAAAGTGTTGAGAACATTAATATTAACGCTCCAGAATTATCAATTCGGGTTGAGCCTAAATCTGAATGAAGTGGATGCTGGATAAGGTTGGGGGATTGTTTGTTTATAGATCTCCTAAACCTCTTCAGGGATACTACAATATGTTACTACAGTTACCTTCAAGGAAGCTGAGATCCCTTGCGGGAACTAACGCCCATTGTAAGAAGACTAAATTAGTCGATATGATATTGACAGACACGAAACGCTAGTGTAGTATATAGAGGTAGTACATAAGAGCTTATTTTCAGATTAATCAGTAGGTTCCCCCGCCCTTGACTATAAAGGCGGATTTTTGCAACCCCTCCCCGCCTCGGCCTGGCGGTGAGCCGAGTGAGGCGGGCCGAGCTGGAGGAGCCAGGCCCATAAATTTTGGGGAGAGGCGGCGGCCTAGCTCCAGATGGTCCGTAGCTCGGCGGCGGCCTGGCGGCTTTGCTGCTTCAGACTCTCAGCGGTGAGCTGGCGAAATCTTTTGATCACATCTCCGAAGTCTTGGAGCTGCGCTTTGTCTCGTTGCTGTCTCGCTTTGGTGAGCAAGACGGTTAGCCCGCTTTGCTGTCTCTGGAGGTGGTAGATCTCCTGGAGAAGACGGTCTTTGGTGTTAGCTGCCTTAATCTTTTTGTACTCCTTAGACTCTGTGTCTGTGTTCGGAATAGTGGGAAAGTTGTTCATTTTTAGTTAGTGAGGAAGTAGAAAAATTTTCCTCTTGATTTAATAATATCTCCTTTCTGTCTCTGTGCTACTTATCGTTACATAGAGTAACAAATAGACCTTACTGCATAAGGAGGAAGAGGAGCCAGGACGGCAGCGAGAGGCGAAACGCTCCAAGTAGTAAGAGGTGAGGAGACCGCCTCTCAGAGTTGCAGTAAGCAAAGAGGAAAAACGCCGCTAGATTCCGTCGGCTATTCCATCATCCAAACACTCCAAGAGCTGCCGAGCCATCAGCTCGATCTCTTCACACTGTCGGCTCCTGGCTATTCTCCAAAGAGAATTAATACCATCTGGATTGACTGAGAGAGACTCCTCCTCAAACTCACACCTCCCAGGATTATCTGCCAGCCATTGGAAAATAGAACTATTGGAGATGTCGCAACAATTATCAGCAACCTCCCAACAAACGTCCTGAAGATCATCCAAAGAAGTTTCTGGATTGTTGCAGTTCTTGTACTCTGCCAACCGCCAGCAAAGTTCCTTAACTATTGAGAAACGCCAGTCGTTAGGCAGCTCCTCTCTGTGAAGTTTCATTATTAGCGTTTGATACGCTCCTCTTAATTGTTTATCTATCTCCTCAGACAAACAAACATATTTGGAGCCGTCCTCTCTCTCCTTAGTGATTAAGACTTTATCCAAAGCCTCCAAAGCCTCGGGGAGAGTTCCCCAAACATAAAAAGAAGTAACTACCTCTTCGTTGTTCTCGTTTGTCGCTCGCTTGTAGATAGTGTTCATAATAGCGATAAATTCATTACATGTAGCACATTATCAAAAGACCTGGAGAGAGTCAACATATTATTAATATTGTTTCTACTCGCTGACTTTGAGAATTCTCACTGAGAAAAATAAATTAATTTTATCAAAGTTGTTGACACTATCCAAAAATGTGTGCTACATTATCAATAAGCCCACAAAGCTAAAAAATTTATGACTACTACAAAAAGATTTTTAAGCGGTCAACAAATAGACCAACTCCAGCAAACAAGAGAAAGAGCTGGAGAGCTTACTGGATTAATTGAGAATCTGCCCTGCTGGATATTCCAAAAGGGAGACGCTCCAGAATTACTTAATTCATTAGACAGAATAAGAGCAATCTTGAACACTGCCGAGGAGGTGAGCAAGTGAACAAAGCAGAGTCTCACCTCTTTATTGTCGAGCAACTAACTAAGGAGCTGAAAACCTTTGACGACGGCTCAACAGAGACCCGACTAAGCAAAGAAGAGATCTTGCAAGCAATTCAAGACGCAGGACGCTCTCAAGCTTCAGCATATAGGGATTTTGCCGAGTGTCAGGAGCAACTTGAATGGGACGATCCACAAAAGATCATGCGACAGACTCGCAAAGAGGCTGATAACGAGCTGATTTTCGAGGCGTTCCGTAAAGCGATACCGCTTTACCAGGAACAAGGAAAATTATTGGAGGCATGTAGTTGTGCGGTCCAATTCTCTCAAGTTAAAAAGACACTAAGGAGCTTTTAACAATGCCAATTGAAGTAATCAAAGAACAGCTCCCCTCGTATTGGTGCACGTACCTGATAAATAATGACGGTAGCGGGCTAGAGCCAGGAGAGGAGGAAGAGATCGAGCAAACGCTCCAACAACTCCAAACCTGGTACGGTAGAGAATTAAGAGCTGTCAGTATTGAAGGAGAGGCCCACTTTTCAGAACCTCCTTACCACCTCTCTCACCTTTTAGCGGGTGACTATTGCACATACATTTTTCACACTGAGTTCCTAAAATGAGTAACCACCAACACGCAATGACCACGCTCCAGTGGTCCTCCCACATCGAAATCGAGAAAGACGGTGAAACCGTGTACCTTGACGGCTTAGATTTCGAGCCAACCAAAGAACTGGAAGAAAGAATTCAGCATGAATGGGATGATTTTGAAAATAAAGCACTTGAGCTAGGTTTCGACCCTGAAATCCACAGAACTGCCTCTTACGATCCAAGTCAAGGCACAATATGGGACCACGTTGCTCACGATTGGATGCTTACTCGTAACCGTCACGGCTCAGGGTTTTGGGAACCTGGTAGATACGCTCCAGATATGGGTAAGAAGTTGACCGACCTAGCCCATACATACTCCGAACTATATGTTTTCGTAGATGAAAACGGTAACTTGGAGGCAGATTAATGGACCCCACAGAACAAAAATTTTTGGAAGGTCTTGAAGCATACGAGCCAACGCCAGAAGAGCTGGAGCAAATGAGATTAGATCTTGAATCGCAGGATTATTATGACTCTGCCCTCACTCCAGCCCAAAGAAATTCTTTACACAAATGAGAAAAGTAGAAATCTATTACTCCGATTCATGGAAAAAAGGAGCCAATCTTTTATTAGATGAAAACGAATATATCCCTTTTAATCCTGGGTATTACTGGGAGTTACACGTGCCAAAATGGGAGTTTGAAGAGATTCAAGGCAGAATGAATGCATATTTTCCCACTTACAGACACTACTCAAATAATGGTTATAGAAGATTTGTAAACGATTACCAGGCAAGTATTAGAAAAGTTAATGGCCCTTTTAAAACAGAAAAACAAGCTATGAATGATATTTTTTACAAATTCGACACTATTTGTATAGAGAGACCATATATTACATAGTGTAAATGTAGTACATATATACTACATTTTTACACTTTATCCGCAACATTTTTTACTTTTTTAGAGTTGAAATTTGCTCGACTTTGGTGAACTTTTTGGTCATTTTTTATTCTGGCAAACTCAAGTTCGACAAATATTGACTGAAACGTTCCAGATAATTCTGTTGATGTTGTTTTAGCTGTATATCATTCAAAAATTTAACGTCAGGTTCACCCGATCTTCTAGCACAGACAACTACAGCTCCTTTGGGTTGAATGTCAGTGAGGCGGGTTAATCCTAGTGAATACGCTCCAAGTTGATCTTTATAGCTTTCATACATTTCTTCTGTTCTTTTATTCTGGCTAGTTTTCCAATCAACTATGAATGGCCCCTCACCCTGGATGTCCACCATGCAATCGCACGTTCCAGCAAATCCATGAATGGGATTTTTACCGTTATGAATGGCGTTTGGTGTGTAATGAATGGAAAATTCTACGGCATGAATGGCAGTAACGTTTGCTTCTATAAAAGTCCGTAGACCTCTGGCGTACCCACTAGCGGAAAAGTTGACTTTAGGGGCATTTTTAATTGCTTTTTGCATTGCCCATGCCGTGATTTTTGAAGGGGCACGTTCCAGGCAATCGCCTCCAGTGGTCCAAACTCCTCGCTTATTCGCTGTTTGTCTTGCCAACTTTGCCGTGGTTTTAAGGATATATTCGGCGTGACCATGTGCGTACGTTCCTCTTTGGGCGGCAAGATCACGTTCAGCAGGGCTGTTAGGGCGTGATAGCCAACGTTCCAGGGCATCTTTTTGTTCTTTGGGAGCTGTTTGATTAAGGATATGAGTAACTGAGCTATATATCTTGCCTTCTTTATCTCTATATACACGGTGCGGATATATTGTGTTGGAGTCATCACGCTCCAGTTGCCATTTCCTTAGTCCTGCCAATGCGTTTTGAGTGTCCAAGGTGACATTAGTAGGCATTAAGATACACGTTCCCATAATTAGTTTACCATAAAATAGCTAAAAAGAAAGGGGCCGATGAATGGCCCCTAAGTGACTAAGCAGTTGGTGGTTTGAATGGGTCCGTTCCATCAATAAGACGGTATATATCGAAGCCATCCGCTTTAACCTGCTCCCATGCCTCTTCCTTTTCTTTTTTAGCGTTCTTTCTTTGAGGAACACAGATAAGAGAGTATTTGGTGTCTTTTTTAACGCCTGTCCTACTAAGAGAGAAGTCAAAAGCAAGAAGATCATCTCTATAATCTTCCATCTGAGCAATCTGATCTAACTGTGTAATCAGAGTCTTTTGACTGAACTGGAGGACTTGAACTCTTCCAGCATCGTAGTTATATATCGCAATTGCAATAGCTAACTTTGCAGGATCTGGAGCAGTACCATCAAAGTTCAATCTTCTGGTAGCTTCAGTGCCCATTGCTTCAGATATATCTTCTGGAGTTGGATCTCCTTCAAATCTGTATGGGCGAGATTTTGTGGGGTCTTCAGTTAGAGATCCCCAAACCTCGAAGAAATCAATGGGATTTTCTTGTAATAAACAGAAACGTACTGAGTCACCATCCTCCAATTTGGATGGATTCAGATAATTGTCTGTAGAGTTAGAAGACTTACTGCCTTCCTCTCTGGCTCTGTCGGATAAAAATGACATAAAGAGTGCTAAGTGGGCTATGCCCTGAGTGCTCTGTAAATGTAGCATAATGACAGAGCCTTGTCTATAAGGTATAATGAAAAAACCCCTAGGGCTGGAGAGGCCGAAGGGGTTAAAAATTAAGTTTCTACAAGGGAATTGTATCACATGAGCAAGCTAAAAGCACTGTTAAGTTTCATTGAAAATTGTCCGTCTGAATGGTCTACGTGCCCGATATATAAAGAGGGAACCACACTCCCTAATGGTGATGCAGCTACAGGGAAGGTTCCTCACTTCGAGGCTAGTAAAGCAGGTGCAAAGTGGTCTCCTTCTAGATCAGCTCTATGTATTGAACAAAATCCAGATACGTTCCAGGCATTTGGTGTCTTTACTGGTGTTAAGAGTGCAGGATTGTGCATATTTGATGTTGATTACAACCTCGGAGCGATTCAAAAGAAGTGGGGTAAAGATTTAACTGGACCTAAAGTTACATCTAACAAGAAAAACGCTGCTAAATATCTCTTCATTGTCCCTGAAGAGGATCGTTTACATGTAAGGGATATATCGCATACGGCTGCGGATAAAGAGGGTTATGAGGTCTTGTGGGGAAGGCAAGGTGTTTTATTTGGTGCTTATGGTGGTCACGCTCCAACTAAAA